AGTTCCGCCAGAACTGACGCAACCTGTTCTTTTGTCATCAATCCGATTGCATTTCCGGCGGCATTCACGGCCACAAAACTGGAGATGTCTTCCAAAGCTGGAAGAGCCAGTGTAGACTTCTTCAGTAGCTCCGTTTTCGACACTTTATGCGGAACGCCGTTTGTATCGTACACCTGTACCGTTTCACCATCTTCTTCCGTTGTCTGATTCTTCATACTTTCTGTATGTTTCAATAGATTGTCAGTTTCTTCACCTGTAAAGCTTAATACAAAATCTTCTTCTGCTGCCATAATTGTTTTTAATTTATAGTTATTAATGATGTTTCCAACGCTGTATAGATTATAATTGCCTTGTCTATAACTAATAAAATCCCATTCTTTTTACTTCAAAGAAGAAAGCACCTCCCTGACCGGTACCATATGCCATGTAATTCAGGGAGAATTCCGTATCACTTTCGATGCTTACGTAATATGTCCCGGATGAAAGTCCGACTCTCATCATCGGAGTGACCATTACCATATATTCATCTTTAACTGTGCCCCACTGGGTTGGCATGGTTACTCTATATTCTTTGCTGGATACTTTGGTAAATGACAATGTACTGCCATCGAATGTGTAATACTTTTTTGAATCATCTCTTAAATCAACATAACCTCTGGCCAATACCTTATCAGAACGCCCCATTGCGTAGTTGACATCCAAGTCCTCCCGGCATGTGACAATCCAACCGTAGAATATATCACCAAGACCATAGCCAATCAGCTGAACTATCTCCTTGTTCAATATCAACTCATTGTAACTTCTTCCATATTCGTAGAACTTTGCATTACTTGATGAGATTGACGCCTCTCCTGTACCAATGCAGCATACGGTAATCTTTCTTCCTATCTGTTCTTTTCCTGTTGGTATTGAATATACCTTTGTCCAGGAACCTCCACCTTCAATAATGATGTTATCATTGTAGTTCGTGTTAAATGAATCGGATACCTTGGAAAATGGACTTCTAAGGGAGCCGCGCATAAGCACGTCCTCAAAATATCCATTAATAGCTGTAACATCAACAAATGTTGCTCTTCCATCCGTATCTATCGTTGAATAGATTTTTTTCCCATCACCAATTTCAAGTTTCTTGGCTTTGATGGCACCGGCAATCAATTTCGATGTGATGATGACAGCCGCATTTATCAAGTCCGTATTGATAACCCCGCCTTTTATTATAGTCCTACCTGCCAGCGCTTCACCAACCAGGCTTTCCCATCCATCATATCCGATATACTGGGCCATACGGTCATTCACCTGTTCGGCGAAGTCCAAAGCATCGTCAAAGTTTGACATACCGTTACCGCCCAGTACTTCAATCATTCCTTCAACACGCAATCCCTTTGATGGTGAATAAAGGAAACAGCCATTCTTTCCTTCATGGCCGATTTGGAATCGGCATTCTTTCGTAACTTGGTCATACCTTGCCGTAAGTATGTCTCTCTCGCTTAATGAATAAGAATTTATCCCCTGATAGAAGGTAAGAGAAGGCGCACCGTCTCCGTATGCAGACAACACGATTGCAGCCTGATAGTCCGGGTCGGCTATGTCTCCAAGTTGTACCATCACGTCACCCACTTTGGGTATATCGCTTCCTTCGTCACAATGATTCACGGATACATCTATCCAGTTATCACCAACATTTTCCACCAGACGCCACCAATAGTGATTGGATACGCCGTCATACGCGCCTTCCTTAATATTAAAGGACTGTGAGCGTACTAAATTCCCTGGCTTAAAACGATTTTCTATGGCTTTCTCACCATCATCTGCAAGGAAGTAACAGCGATAAACAGAACCATAAGTTCCAGGAGATGAGTAACCTCTTTTCCCGTCTGAGAACTTGACTCCTTTACCATCCTTGAAACGAATTCCCTTTTTTTCTATAAACTCGACCTTAGTAATCGTTGCTCTGGCCCCGCTGGCGTTGAACATGAAGGAAGCTCCGGCCAGCTCGGTCTCCATTATTGAAAGTAACTGGAAGATAGCTTTCTTGCGCACGTACAGTTTGTCAATCCATCCGACAGACTCGCCGCCCTTTTCTGAAGAGAATGACATACCAGCACCCATCATACCAGTCACGAAGTCAATTGATTCCAGGAAAGGAGATATGATACCGCCAAGAAGCTTAATGAGATAGTTTGTCTGGTCTTCCTTGTCCTTTCTCAATAATGTTGCAAGTGACCGTTTTGCCGAAAATACGTTACTGTCCGATGGGGCAGTAGAATCATTGGTCTTAATCACATATATGCTACTTCCTCCGCCTCCAACATAAGTATGCCCTTTATACGTAATCGACTCCAGTTTCTCTTCCACATCATTAAGGCGAGAGTAGGGCATACTTTCCCCAATAGTATATACCGGAGAATCCCATGGAATGTCAAGGTTAAACTCCCATCCGAGAACACGGCTTTCACGGCCATTCTCAAAAAAGGCTTTATTGACCAGGTTTATCTTTTGCCCGAACTCGAAAAAGCGTTTCAGCTTGTCTTCATTAACCCATTCTGACCGGAGGGTAGTGTAGTATGTACCATCGTCCTTTTTTCGCTGGTCTGCTATCTTCTGTGCCTTCTCTTTCAGTTCCTGCTCCGCGTCCGGAATCATTTGTACAGAAACAAACTTTGGATCAAAACCGGAAAGGATATACTTGTCATCATTTTCAGGATATATGGTATCATCCGGCAATGGACGTCCGTAGTCTTCGCTGCGGACAATTTCCCAAAGCTGGCTTCCGTTGTTGTCCGGGTCAAAAATAACACCGAACTCCAATCCATTCATTTTGCCGGACTGAAAGATAATTGTCAGCTCTTGTCCCGGAAGTATGTAGTCCTTGGAGAAATTCAGGCCAGTATCACGATAGCGATAGTAAGTCACGGTTTCCTGACCTCCGTCTTCATTTGTAACGGTTTCCGTCCTCGTAGATACACTTGACATCGTATTTTCAAGTCGGGGATATACCTCGTCAAATACCACGATGTCTTCAATTGCTTCTTCCTGGCTCATGTCAGGATACACATCTATGTATGGCGTACCAGCGGGAAGCATAAGTCGTCTTTGCACAACTCCGTTTACTACCGTCTGCTCTTCAATGGGACGGTAGTTCTCAGGTATGTTTCTTGTAGATCCGAATGCATAAATGCGGGTGGCATAAGTGCCTTTGCTCTCACTGCGAGTCATGGCAGACGCTTCAACCCCTAACTCGATTTTGACGGCATCACCGAATTCGTTTCGCCCAAAATGAATTACGTTGTCCGTTATCCAGCAATCACAGTTCCACTTATCCTCACCCGCCATTGAGAATAAGGCATCCAGCAGGTTCATATTGTCATACGTGATTGCAACTGCCTTATTCTCTACTGTTGAATCTATTTCAAATACGAATTCTTTTCCCTTATAGGTATATCCCAAAGCTTTCAGGTTACGTAAGAACACACCAAGCTGTACATCAAGGGCTGCGGTGAGAGACCATGACGCTTCATATCCAGCATGTTCAGGAGTGTATTTGAAAATTTTGTTTTTCCACTTCCAGTAGTAAGCATCCAGTTTCAGCTCATAATCATATCCAGCGGTAGAAGCATTGAAAGAAGGTTTCTGCAGGTCTGTTACCTCATATACTTTTGAAAGTAAGCCGCCCAGTGAATCATCCAGAACCCCAGAAAGGTCTACATAGTCACCAAGTTTAAAATATATAGGTTCAGGCACGGAAAAGGGGAGAACGATGTAGTCCTCTTTCATCAGCGTAAACTTTCCTTTGGCTCCTTTATTGATAGGAGTGGAAAATCTTGTCTTACCGGATATGTCCTTAATTTCAATCATATCCCCAAAGTTCATAAATAGAAAATGGAAGCCCTAAAAATCCGGACTTCCATTTGAAACAATAAAGGAAATGTTTGTTATTCGCTTCTATCCATATAATATTTCACATAAATAAATCTCTTATCCTTATTCTGAATTGATTTTGTTATAGCCTCTATGGTTTTTAAAGCACCATATCTTTTATAAAATAACCGGACGGTTGAATGTGACACACCCAAAATGTTTCCCCATTCACGAATAGATTTATTCTCATTATTTACTGTTAAAAACACAGTGTTTCTTTTCTTTCTTGTATTATCAGAAAAAGAAATCCATTGACAATTATTTGGATAATATCCTTTATCATTGTCTATTCTATCTATTGTGAGATTATCAGAATATCCATTTCTTATAGCCCATTCATAAAATGCTTCAAAATTATTTCTCCATTCATCACACATTGTTATTCCTCTTTCTCCGTATGATTTATAATGGTCGTTGGATTTACGATAACATCTGCTTTTCATAGAACACCATGTATGATATAGTCTTGTATACGTTTGCTGGTGCGTTACATTCATTTTTCTAAATCTTTCTCCACTTTTTCTCCTTGTAACGCATCCACAGCTTTTAGTATTACCTGAAAGTAATGAATTGGATGTGGGATAACTTATATTACCACAATCACATTTGCACTCCCATATTAATATATTATGTTTATTTCTGCCCACAACTCTTATAGCGGTTAACATCCCGAATTTTCTTCCTGTTAAATCTTTTTTCATAATACTATACTCTTATATTTTACTGCAAATATAACATTATAATTGCATATACCCAATAATTTATATATAATATTTAAATGCTATTTTATGTCTATTTTATAAGAGCGGAATATTATTTTATTATCTTTGCATCATGTGTCACATATAAGAACATAATGTTATGTTAAGAATATCAGAAATATGCAAAGAAAAAGGTATTACACAACAAACGTTAGCAAAGAAAATAGGTATTACATATCAATCCCTTTATTCTGCAATAAATGGGAACCCTAAACTTGATACTCTACAATGTATAGCCGATGCTTTAGAAGTTGATATATCGGATTTATTCCAATCACATACAAAATATATAACTTGCCCGCATTGTGGCAAGAAGTTAAAAATAGAGGTGGAATGACCACCTCTATAATCTACCTTCTGGAGTAGGATTTGGTTCGCAAAACTTACTTGAAACCTTACCGAAACACCTGTCAATACTCAACCCGTAAGAAATACTTTTTCCCAGGTAAACCAGCTTGTAGACTTCGTTTCCAAGAGTTGGGATTTTGATGTTTACGGTTCCTTTCTCCAGTTCTGACTGAAAAGATTTCTTCTTTGTCCGGTAGTCACCTCCTGAGTCTCCTTCTATGGTGAACTGGAGAGTGATTTCACGCGATGCTACTTTTGCATTTTCGGTTATTATTCGCTTCCCGTGCTCCAGACGGCTCTCATCTTCGATGTAGTCTTTCATCTGGTTGAATCCGTCGATAGCATCGAGAAAACCGTCACCCATGCGGACACCCCATGTGCTCCAGGCATCCTTTCCGTTAATAAATAAATCTCCTGTCATAGTCTTGCTGTATTACGTTTCACTTCGGCAATGTCGGCCTGCATCTGTTTGATAGGCTTGACAATTTCGCCTGTGTTCTCTCTGATTTGCTGTAACTCCAAATAGGAATTGGCCAGGATAGTACGTGTCTCGTCGGCAATGTTGTACAGACCGGTTACTTGTGATGTCAGGGAGCCGATGGAACCTCGCAGTTCGGTAATGGCTACTGTCTGTTGCTGCTCTGCTGTCTCTATCCTAAGATTGGACTCATATACGGCTGTAAACCGTCCGCTCAGTTCTCCGGCATCCTCGTGCGTCATTTCTGTACCGAATCCGCGGCTGGAGGCCGACTGCTGGGAACTGCTGCCAGCCTTGTCGTATCCGGTAGCTGCGGCAAGTTCATCCCGTAGTTTCAATGCTTCATTCACGTATCCCATATATTCGTTTTGGAGTGAATTACGTTCACTCTCACTCAGGTTTCCGTCCTTCATACTTTCACCGAATCTGTTCCACCAGTCTTCCAGCTTCTGGCTGTACATGTTACCGATTTTATCTGAAAGCATGGCACGCATAAAGTATTCGGATAGGTTATCCGCAAAATCTTCCGCCGAGGCATCCATATCCATGAGAGTATCTATGAAACTGTCATACATGGAATCAAAACTTATTCCGGTAAGCTGTTCGAAAAGTCCCTCTTTCAGTTCTTCGAGGTTTCCGGCCAGATCTGCATATTCATCTAGTGCATCAACGACAGCATTTCCATAGCCTCCTTTTCCTGAATCGGCCATTTTCTGCCACAAGTCTACATTCTGACGTAATAAGTCCATCTGCTCCGGCGACATCTGCCACAAGGAATCTGTACCTGTGAATTCTGCCATGACATTTTCTCGAATCCATTGTATGTCACTTTCCGACCAGCCCATGTAATAGGCCCAGCTATGATGGCTGCTGTGATAGCCAGCATTTGCCTGCGCTTTTGCAAGGACATTCTTGTTGTATTCCTCCTGATACTTGATGGCTTTATTGTACTCTGCTACGGATTTCTCGCTTCCCTTGCTGGACTTCATTTCTTCCGTAAGGGATTCGATGGCAGACTGCAGCTTTTCGTTTCTGTCCGTGAGTCTGTTGATTGTATCCTGCACCTCTTTTTCGTTTCCTCCAATACCGAAGAGTTTGCTGAATCCTCCGAAAGTCAGGGTATCCCATATTCCACCTACAGACTTAAAGACACTACTGAATATGTTACCTACGAAACCATCCAACCCCTGTGTCCCGATGGCATCTAAAAGAGAAAATGCAGCTCCAATTATACCTCCAAGTTTCTCGCTCTCTTCTGCAAATATGTCTACTATATTTCCGGCCAAATCACCGACCTGAGAGAGGGAAATTTCAGAATTTGAACCAAGCTGGGTAATAACGTTCGACAATGTGACAAGGTTGCTTGTCGTTTTATCTGTCGACTTTTGTACATTGACCTGAGCGTTCTGCTGTCTTTTCTGGGCATCATTCAGTTTCTTCGTGGCCGCTTCTTTCTGTTCATCTGTTCCGCTTCTCATGGCTTCGTTGTATTCCTCCTGAGCTTGTGACAGTTCTTCCTGTGCCTTGGCCAATTCGCTTAACTGTTCGGGTAGGTCGGCCAGCAATCCTCCTTTGTCAATAAGAGTTGACTGGATGTTACTCAACGCCTCGTCAATGACCTTCTTCTGGTCAACAGCCATATTCTTGTATTCTTCGGAGTTCTTGAAGTCCCTAAGCTGCTGCTTTACCTTGTTCAAGGATTCTTTGGATACCTTATCCAAGTCACCGAAGATAAGTTCCCAATTGATTCCCTGTTTCAGCTTCTCAAGATCAAGAGAGGAGAGAGCTTTATCCATTTCTTTCTGGAGTATGTCCTTGTCTCCCTGAGTAGCAGCCTCTGAGATTTTACGGGTGTACTCGGCTATGATTGCATCACGTTTCTGCATAAATGTACCATAGCTTTTCAGGTAACGTTCGTTGGCCTCGATTGCAGCTTGATTTTCAGTTTCTGTAATTTCGGCCAGACCTTTTTCACGTGATTGCATGGCATTTGACGCACGATTTCCCAATACATCCCGCTGTTCAGACGTAAGCTTTCCTCCTTGCGCATCTTCCCATTTTTTGCGCTGTTTCCTAATTTCATCGATTTCTCGCTGGTAATCCAGTTCAATCTGTCTGCGCTTCTTTTCAGAACCTTCTTCCATCAGGTTGATTTCTTCCTGCTGATTGGTTCTGCGAAGCTGAAGGAGTTCTTCTGCAAGCTGTTGCTGCTCTTTCTTTTGTCGCTCGGCATCTTTCTTCGCATTATTCTCTTGTTTGGCCAGAGTGTCTCCTGTTACACCACCGAGCGATTTATATGATTTTTCTGCCGCTTCCAACTCTTCTACAGCTTTCTTATAAGCTGACTCAGTACCTTTTTTAGCATCCTCTACAGCCTTTAATTTTGCTTCGTAAACAGCTTTTGCTTCTTTATATGCTTGCTGATACGACTTTTCCGATGCTTCCCTTTGCGATTCCAGACCAGATATGGTGCCGTCAATCCCTTTTAGCGCTGCTTGCGCATTATTGAACCGTATTTGAACGTCAATAGGAATTGTAGCAAAAGGAAAATTCTTAATTTTTTCTTGCTCTTCCTGCAATATTTGTCTTGCTATATTGTATTCGCGTATAATCTGCTCACGATTACTTCTTGCTTCCATCAGCTTGACTTCAACAGGTTTCGAGTTTTCCTCTGTTTCCTTTTTCAGTCGATTATATTCGCTCAGGGCTGATTTCCACTTGTTAAGATTTGCTTTTGCTGATTCTATTTGTGAAGCAATTAATGGGGCACCTTGCCCCGCATTTTTTAAAGAAGCATTTAATGATTTTATTTTCTCCTCCCATTGTTGTATATTCTTTAGTATGTTTTCATAACTGTTCTTGTCTCGTTCCTTATTCAGTTCTTTATTTGCTTCTGCAAGATTGAGTACAGCCAGTTGTTCACGGGTATAAGCAGAAGAAAGTGCAGGAGAATACCTTTGCAGTTCCTCATAGGCCTTTATCTTTGAAAACTCTGTTTCTGTCTCATCTTGGATAACACGTATCAGCTCTTCTATCTTTTTCTTGCGTTCCTCTTCCAGATTCGCAAAATTCTTTTGTTCTTCATTGAATTTTTGCTGTGCCTTTTCCGATGCGGTTGTGCTGTCATGAAAGGCCCACATAGTAGCAACAAGCCCGGCAAGAACCGTAGCTACCAGGACATACGGGTTAGCTTTCATAACCGTATTCAAGGCCTTTTGTGCTATCATTTGGGCTTTAGTAACCAGTATTGCAAGTTCCATTCTGGCCGTTAATGTATCCTGAGCTATTCGCACTACAATAAGAGCGGTTTTATATGTCCCGTATGTAGCAATCAGTCCTATCAAAATCTTACCGACAGTTTCATAGTTCTCAATAAGACCTTTCAATCCTGAAATACCTGCAGAAGCAATTCCCTGAGTATCTTTCCCAATCTCATTCAACATTGTATCCAAAGCATCTCCAAGGTTACTCAACTGACCTGTAAGAGACTTAGACTGTTCTTGCATCAGGTTATAATAGATTCCTGATTCACTAGTCATATTTTTGAAGGCCTGTTCTACTTCTTTAAATCCTACCTTGCCTTCCTTTACTAAACCGGAAACTTCATCTTTTGTCACACCAAGCACTTTTGCCAGTTCCTCGTATATTGGAATACCACGTCCTGCAAACTGGCGAATATCGACCGCATAGGCCCTTCCTTGTGTCCTTAATGTGCCATAGAGATAGGCTATTTCACTAAGCTGGGAGCCAACACCGGCGGCTACATTTCCCAACATTACAAGCTCATCACCCACATTCTCAGCTGACGAACCGTAAGCAATCATTTGCTTGGCAGATGATGCCACCCCTTGAAGGTCAAAGGGCGTCTTTGCGGCAATATCCACCAGTTCCGACATCAGTTTATCTGCTTTCTCCTTACTTTTCAGCATGGTTGAAAAAGCAATTTCAAGCTGCTGGAATTGTCCTCGTACATTAACAAGTTCTGTAACAAAGTTTTTCAAGGCAGTGACTCCACCTATTATACCAAGTACTTTGGTTAAGGAAACGGACATCTTTTCATTTGCTTCGACCGTTTCACCTGCTTCTTCCTTAAAAGCTGCATATTCATCCTTCAGTCTCTTTACAGAAAGACGGGCTTCAGCCTGCTGCTGAGTCAAACCAAATAAAGTAGCTTTTTCTTCATCGAGAGTCTTCTTTGCAGATTGGTATTCTGATAATAAGCCTGCAGCTCCCGTCGGATTTCTTTTTAAAGCTGTTTTATAAGCATCGCCCAACCGCTTAACATCATGTTCTACGTCTTTGACGACTCTTTTCTGGTCAATAATTTTTTGAGTAAAATCATTTACAGATTGTGAGGCATTGTAAATATTGGACTTAAAATCTTTCTCCATTACAGCCCCTGTCTTAGCCGCCTCAGTTACCAGTCCCATCATCTGCTGACGAGCAGATGCCAGTTGCGTTTCTAAAGCCTTAGCTGCTGCCGGAGATTTGTTTACGTCCATCTTTTTGAGCTGGGCTTCCAGCTTACTAATCTCATTACGAAGTTTTATAACTTCATCATATTGTGCGCTTACGCGGAATACAAGTGTAGCCATATATTAAAAACTGAATATTAATGTTTGAAGTTACACCTCAATTCATTAATATTCAGTTTTTACGATGATTAATACCAAACAATAAACCTATTGTTGCGTATTTGTGTTTTTCAGTGCTTTAATAAAAAAGGCGCATCATAATGATGCGCCAGATTGTCAATTTGTTCTTTAATTTATATCAAAGCCTCACGGCTGGAATATCAAAACTTGACAAGTTCCATTCTTTTAAGAATTTCATTGTATTTGGATTGTATATATGCTTTCTGTTTCTCGGAAGCCGTCACGATCTTGCCTTTGTATTTTCGCATCACAGATTCATTTAAACCTATTTCCTTTGCGAACTTACTGGCATTGATGAACGGAAATGCCTCAAAAAATCCACTTAAGTCATACACATACTCCACAGAATAGCCAACTTTATACCAACTTGGAAATTCACCATGTTTTTTTTTGTAATATTCCGCTTGTTCCTCTAAAACAGAAATAAAGTCCTCTTTCGCTTCCTGTTCTGTAAGCCCAAAGCCATACGCACCGTTTACATCTTCAGAATAGATAGAGATTCCTCCATCATCTGCTTTTTCAATAATAGCCTGAATCTTCTTCATAATCGTGTATTTAAAGTTTTGTCAATTAAATGCACCCACCGAAGTGGGTGCTGTTCTTTTACTTCTTTAACCCCGCCTTTTTCATCATGCTGTCAAGAGTACCTTTAGGTATCTCTTTGGCTGGATGTCTGCCTACAGGGATAAAGTAGTCAAAGTCGGGATGAACATACTTGTGATGTTTCTTTCCCTTTTCGATTGTCCAGCCTGCTGACTCAATCAATTTGTAAAACTCTGAAAACTTCATAAATCAAAGAACTTTTAATTGACAATGCAAAGGTAACATTTTCGTTACTATTAAGCAAATTTTGTAACGTTAAAAAGTAACGTTTCTGTTACTTTTAACATTCTATTGTAGCCATATCTATTTCTTATTTCTTCTTCTGCGTGAAGCCATGTCCTTACCCTTCACCTTTGTAACCTTGGTTCCGGTAACTGTATGGAGCTTGTCACGCTGCATTAATACTAAATTCCTGTATGGTATCTCATAGACCACTTCCCGGTATGACAGATGCAGATTTTCCATGAACGATGCAATTTGTCCCAAGAGAGTATCATTTCCTACGACCTCTGTTTCGCTGCCAGCAGACTTACGTTCCTCGCCAAGCTGACAGCTTTGAGAAAAACCTTTGAGTCAATCATAGAGAGTGCTTCATCTAAAGCATTTACGTTTTCTTCGTATGTTCCTTTGGCTAACTCTTCACTCAAGTTTTCGTCACCAGCTATCAGCCAGGAAAGAGCCTTGCTGTAGGCCTCACTTTCTCCCAGGGAGAGCAGAACTTCTTTCAAATTGTCTGCTTCTTTTACGCCTGACAAATGGGAGATTGCCCCGGCCAGCTTGTGGATAGTAGGAGGGTAGACCGTGTAGGCTTTCCCAGCGACAAACACCGTTCTGAAATCACTTCCGATAATGGATTCAGTTACTATTTTTGCTCCTTGATTCATTCTGATAAAAGATAAAAATTAAGGGGTGAAGCCATAAAGCCCACCCCTGTTATGGAATTCAATCTCTACCTATTGGATAGGCATTAAGCACCTGCTTTTACTTCAGATGAGTCAAACCAGTATTCCGGTGCAACTTCTGCATTTTGTGGTTCCAGTTCCACCGCACTTACAGGAATACCGACAGCCTTGTCTGTTGTGGCTTCACGTGCACCGATGTCAGCACGGGGAATCACACAATACTGGTCATCGTCAGTCAAAGCGACAAGTAACTTCTCAATGTTTACCTTGCCTCTTGCTCGTTTCCAACCCTTATCAGTGTTAATTACATCACCACCCATGAGGTCTTTCTTGGTCGGATAGTCGTACTCACCAATGGTGAAGTTCACGGTTACATCGCCCATTTCCTTATCACTACGATAAGTCTGACCGGTAAGCTGGTTCTTGTAGTTAGTGCGGCTTGCTTCCGCTTCTTCAAGTGTCCATGTATCCTGATGGATATTCTTAACCTCTTTTAAGGTTTCACCTTGTAAAAGAGTATATAAAGCCTGCCCAGTCAAATCTGCTGTGATAGCATTTGTCTCGCCATACCAAAGTTTCTTGATATTCACGGCGGTGATTTTCTTTGATTCTGCCATATTATTTCACATTTAAAACTTCAAACAAAATTCTTACATTCACATAGTGACACTTTAAGGATGTGTCCTCCTCAGTTCCGATTGACTCGATGGAATAATGATAGGTGGTACCATCATAGCGTCCGGTTATTCCGTCAAACAATTCTTGCGCCTGTTTCTCCAGCTCGTTCAGACGGATGGTGTTGGCTTCACCGTCTTTCAGGTCGGGAACACAAAGGTTCACTTCTACGAAAGATTTCTTCCAATATTTGCTTGGCTGTTGTTTCTTGGCATGAATGACAATCCTTTCGGATTTCAATTCGCCCGTCAGCTTCTTGCCGTGAGGAACGATGGGAATACCGAAAGGCTGGCAATCACGGTAGAGTATGTTCGCGATGTCGGTAGTTACTATCATTTGACTTCCTCCTTCAATCGTTTCTCAGCGTATAGAGCCGCACCAGTTGATACTTCATAGCCTTTAGATTCGACGTGCGAGGCATACTCAGCATCGTTTCTAATCACCAATCCGTCATCCTCAACTGAATACTTATTTGACTTACGGAGTGTTCCAGTCCGGTTCTGATAGTTGCCATTCTTTACAGCGTAATCGACAGCCTCTTTACCAACCTTCTCCTCAACGGCTTTCACCTCGGCATAACCTTGTTCGAAAAAGCTATCCACGTCCGAAAAATCAAACTTCACATCCATATCTCTGAGTAACCAAAATAGTTTGTATTCTTCACCATGTAAACTTTGCCAGTTCCACGGACATTCTCACCGTCCATACATCTGACTTCATCACCAGCACTCAGTGAGATTTTCTTCTCACAGACTACGTGATAATTCGGTCGGAACACCTCACCGTTCTCCGAAGTAAACTCCTTGGTCGAGTTATCATCACAACGGCATTTACACACGTCCTGCCAGCTTTCACCACCGGTTCCGGGGATAGGTCGGCCAAACTCGTCTGTTTCCATCGGAGTAAAGACCTTAACCTGTAATGTATGTGGAGCAAATATCATAGGAATCTGACTTTAGGTTTATCGCTTAACGTATCTTCAAGACCATACTTCTTGCACAAGAAAGAATAGTATTCCTTTACGCCTTTTGTATCCCATGACATAGAGAAACCGTTCTCACTGATGGAAGTGGCACGGAGTAATAGAGAGGGGATGAACTTCGCCATAGCCACTGAAACAAGTCCGATGTTTGACGGGCCCATCTCATCCTCTCCGCTTACTTCTGAAGAAAAACTTATCTCCAAAAGGTCAGCCTCCGACAAGTTGATGCCGAAGGTCTGAAACTTCTGTGATATGTAGTCATTTACTGTCATGCGTTCATGGTTGACAAATCAAAGTTCACAATCAGATTCGGGTTCGTAATCTGAGGAATCCACTCTGCGGTGTATTCCAGATAACGACCGTTCTTGTCCTTGTAACCGGAAATAAGCATATCACCGTCTGCCTGGGTGTAGTTACGTCCCGGTACGCCGTCCACTGCTTCGTATGGAGTGTGGAAACGCATATAACCGACCTTATCCTGCGGAAGCAAGGTGATACGGTCGTCGGCGTAAATCTGTACGTTCTTTCCGGTCTGGTCTTTTACGTAATCTTCCTTGATTTCAATGGCCGGAAGCCCGATGCCAGTGAACACTTGGGAAGCCAGTTGAGATGTAATCAAACCGGTTGAAAGGTACATTTCATTTCCTGTAAGCTGCATCTTGAACTTGTCACCAAACTCAGCCGACCCGATGATATTCTTCACGAAAGTTCCTCGGGACATAATCATCTTCTGGAAGTTTCCATAATCAGCTTTCAGAGCATTAATCTGCTGCTGCAAATAGGTGATGAAGTTCGTCTTCGCACCAGTATCAGGCTTGATGAACTTGAACGGCAATTCAATGTCGAGAAGGTCAACGCCTCCGGCATTGTCATCCTTATTCTTGACTGTTGCTTCTCCGGTCATCAGAAGTGAACCTACAATAATATCCATGCGCTTGTGGGCTGCCAAAAGTACCTGACGGTAATCATCATAGATGAAGTTCACGATTTCCTGCATGGCTGCTACCTGGTCGGCAGGTTTAGCTGCATTGAACTTGTCAATCAAGTCCTGAAGCTCAGACAAGCGGTCAATGGAAATCTGGTAAGCATCGCCAAGATAAGCGATTTCACCATATCCTGAGCCGATATTCCGGCGTTCACGGATAGGCTTCTCACCATAACGAGAGTTGATAGAACCGGCCATCACGCCCGTAACTTGTCCGATGTAGTCCTTGAACACACGAGTAGTCGTTCTACGGAAATCGAGGTACTGCTGCCAGTAGATTGTATCCTTACGAGTCTGAAGGACACGCTGAATAACGGCGTTAACGATGTTGGGGTCGTTAAACAGAGTATGAATAGTTAGCATCATATATTAGTCCTCCTTTCTTTATTTGCTTGCAATTATACCTGCTGCTCTCAACGATGCTAGAAGAGCATTAATTTTATCTTTCTCATCACCACCTGCTGCATCATCAACTTTTGCACCCTGCTTTACCAATCCCAAGGTACTTGAGTTAGCTGCCTGATAGGTAGTGTTATTGTCCGTCCAAGGTACTTCTACATACGCCTTTCCACCTTCCAATGCTACTGGATATTTCTTTCCGCTTTGAGAGAATCCCAACTGAATACCTCCCATCACAGAATCAGAAGCTTCTGGCAGTTCATACGAAACACCAGCCGGGGATTGCACGCCTGCAGCGTTGAACTGGAAATGCGGCATGTTAGCCTTATCAATGTCAGAGAAAGGCATAGCCAATTTGGTAGGCTCAATTTCAAATGCTCGCATCAAAAGAGCAACTAATACAACGCCTTCTTCTACTTGTACTCTTCCGTACAAAGCTGAGTTAGCAACTACCTTTGGAGTAGTACCGCTTACAGCTGTAGCTTCATAGAGTACAGTACCAACTTCCACTGTTTCGCCAAAGTCGGCAGCCAGTGTCAACTTATCGAAAGCTTTGTCTGATTTGTCAATACTGTTGATGGTAGCTCCATGAGAACCATTACCCAGATGCATACCCACATAAGCCAAAGAGTTTTTCTTGATCTTCAAAGTGGTATTGGAACCGGTGGTAAACTTTTCATAGACTTCTACACGGATGGCCACCTGAGCGGTTTTCTTTACTAAGTCGGCGGCAATGGGAGTGAAGGATGGAAGAAATGAACCAGCAACAAGGTTGGTCGTATCCAGCTTGTAAGGCCCTCTGCGTCTTACTCCGGTAGAAACATCATAGCGTTCCTCGATGGACGGTTCAGGCTCCATGTAATACTTGTATCCTGCTGACATAAATTACTTGTTTTGTTGTTCGACAATAGATTTTGTGTCCGCCTCAATCATTTTGGCGAACTCACTCGCTTCTTTCTCCTGCTTCTGTTCGGCAGTCTCAGGAGCTTTGGAGAACTGAAACCCGTTGTTAGACATATCCTGCTTCATGTCCTTGAAATAAGTATCCAAGTCCGTGTTCTCAGGAATGTTGCGGTCTTTCAGCATAAATTCGGGAATACCGTACTTCTTCGCCACTGCTGAAATCTGAGAATTGCGCTGCGCCTGCGCTTCATTTTCCTCCATTTTGGCCAGCTTGTCGGCAAACGGCTTGATACCGGCGGCAATGCCATCGGCAATCATCTTTGCGATGTCTGTCTCCTGCGGCTTTGGAGGGTCGTTTGGTTTCGGTGGTTCTGGTTTCGGATTCTCGATTGGTTTTCCGTCTTTCAGTCCATGCTTCTTCTCGTAGTTTGAAACAGCGGAAGTCTGCGCCTGTCCTGCACGGAAATCACCATAGTTTTGCATCACGTCCTGAAATGAGATACCCTCAACGATGGAGGTCACCTTCGTTTCGTCCGTTACACCCTCTGCCTTCTTTGTGGCGATACGGGTGAGTGTGGCAGTGTCCACCCCAGCGAATTTCTGTTGCAGTCCTGCCAAGATTTGTTCAAAGATTGTCATACCGTATGAGTTTGATTAATAATTTCATACGGTAAATTTACTTATAGAGAAAGGGAAGGGGAAATTTTAAGGCTAACGATACGAAACAATTAGGGGAATGTTCGTTTTTAGACAAAAAGAAAGCGTGACTACTAGGGTAATCACGCTGGAACATCATTCAATTATACTTTTAAAATTTCAATATAGCTGCTTCTATTTCTTTTTTGTCAGAATCTTTTACGTTCCTCAAAGCATTCAGGAAAGGTAAAATTAAAGAGTCATCAACCATGAACCAGACTGGATTTTTAAATAATTTTGGGTATCCGGGATCATCTCCATAGCCATTCCATCTCATTGCCATTCTTCTTTCCCCATTTTCCCAAATACCTATCGCTATAGAAAAATCATCATTTTCAAATACAACATTCTCAACCTTAAAATTACTTGGATTTACATCTTTTGCTTTCATTGTACTATCCTCCATTATATTTAATTAATAATCATAACAAATTTATAGCTGCCAGTTCCTCTGTCAGCGCGTTAATACCTTTCTGAATCTTCTCCAACTGCTGTTTACGGGGTTTGTGTACTCCAGCCGCATAATGCCACAACTGACGCTCATTAATTCCAGTTATCCGGCTCAAAGCAGCTTTAGTAAAGATACTGCTGTAATAGTTGATGAAAGTGGCAGCATCTATCTTGAACTTCAATGTGAACTCTCCCTGCAAAATTTCCACTGGAGCGATGTTCATCTCCTTGCATGACTCCAGGTAAAGTTCAACAGCTTCCTTCATGTTCTTCTCGATTTCCTTTACGTCGTTACCGACAGTAATCACCGGAGCACCTTCAATATAGGCACTAAGATTATTACCAGCATGTTCTACAATCACTTCTACGGTTTTCATACTGACCTCCTTTTTATCGTTAAACAAAAGAGGCGGGGGCTATTTTAGCCCCGCTTGCCTCAGAATGTTGTAATAAGTGCCTTTCTCAACGCCTTTCTTGCCGTGGTCGGGGACAATCACTACATGGCTACCATCAGTGTAAACCATGTGACTGCCTTTCTGCCTCACGAACCAAAAGCCATTTTCAGTAAGCAGCGTTACAACGTCTTTAACTGATTTGTAGCTCATAGCGTTTAAGACTTAATTACGATGCAAATATAGTAAAATAACGAATAATCACAAAGAAGTATTCATGTTTTTACTATGATAAAGAAAATAGCTATACCTCGAAAGATACCGCTACTCAAATAGTCAATATTTTAGATTTATATCATTCTGTTTTGTATTATCCCCGTAAATATTCTGACTGGGTTGTTCTATTCTTCAGATTTACTGCTGGAACTTTTAAGAGAGGAAAGCTGTTTCTGCTTCTCGATGTCGTTCTTCTGTTTCTCAGATTGCTCTTCCTTGATGGCTTCAATCTCATCCAGAACTGCATCCACGTTCCCCACAAAGGTAATGGCCCGCTGTTGAGACCAGATTTCACCGTCCTTGGCCTTGATAGCTGTGTCTATCTTGTCTTTGATGTCCTCCAGCTTATACGGCTGCATCTGCACATCCACATCGATGGTTTCGGAGGCTTCTTCAAGGGTGGAATTCACGGAACCCAACGCGGAGACAAGGAAATTTACACGTCGTTGCATGAACTCGCCGACGATCTCGTTCAGATTTTCTACGTTAAGGTGGGTGGACATAAACACATAATCGAAAGTCACACCGGAAACGGCGTTTCCTGTACCTTTCAGGGAGTCAAAAGAGATTCTGGGTGTATTGGTCAGTCCATATATCTGGCTCAGCAAGGTTTCTACCTCGAACTTGACAGTATCAGGTACCTGTGACCAGGTAAGATACTGGGCATTTGCTCCCTGGCCGGTCAGCTCGACAACACGGTTCTTGAACTCACCTGAGAAATTCTCCACGTTACCAAAAAGCATGAGGATAGGGAAGAAGTGGTAGTCGATACAGTCTGCATAGTTTGAGAGAAGCTTCTCCAGTCTTACACGGAGGCTCTTTATCTTTTCACAGTACGCTTCCGGACGGTACATATAAATCACCGGCATCTTCTTGAATCCATGTGCAAATGAGCCTTTGTCAGTCCAGTTGCTTGTCAGTTCCCACTGATAAACCATGTCCTTGGTAATGGTCATGAAGCAGGTAATCTCCACGTCATTCAGATCTTTCTTCTTGTATTCACGGGACAGGGCCACCAAATCCCCCTGGTCATTGAAGAAAGGGTAGAGCTTGTCGCCACGGAACGGAGACCAGATGGCACTCTTCAGACGGTATTCAGGTTTTGATTTGCCGAAGATTCCTGAAATCTTTCGTTTGAGCTTTGCCCAGAAGCCGTCATCCTTCACCACATACCAGTATTCGGCCACTTCCTGCTCGGCCAGCCATGCCCGGACTACTTTCTTGTTCTGGTATTTCAACTTGTTCTTCTTGAACACCTGCTTCAATGTGGAAAGAAGGCTTTCTTCCGATTCATCCGGCTGGCAATCAAGGACCGGTTCTGTTCCCACGGTGAAGGCTGTCTGAATATTCACGATGTCCTGCTCGATAGGAAGAGCAATCCTGTTCGGGTCAACTTCTTTCCTTACCGCCGGCTCAACATATTCTTTCCCGGTTGTAGGGTCTGTAATCCGTTTCTCAGGCTGGGTCGTAATTTTGATTTTCGGGTATTTCTCTTCATCTATCACTATCTCGTGCTTGTTCGGATTCCAGTCGTTGTAAAGAGCGTGAGCGTTTGGTTGCTCAGTCTTTCGTCCTTTCTTCAGATAGTAGATTTTTCTCTCTATTTCAGGTATAGCTAAAATTTCTTCTAAGGTTCTCATATTATTACATTTATTGTTCCAACTTTAAAAGGTAATCCATATTAGTCCAGCCGCCATTAGCCTTTATGCTAATTATTTTCTTTTCTAACAAGTTTTTTGGAATTGCATCGTTCAAAACTCCATAGCGGTATTCGTACTTTTCATAATCCAACCAACTCACGTTTGGACTATAAATTTCAAACTTACCCCATTCTCCTTTTCTTTCAATGAGAACTAAGTTTATGAACTCACCAACTGTATGAGGTCTATCCAGTTTTACATCGTAATAAGCTGAACAGTCTCCAGACTCTTCTGAGGTTTGTATAAAGCGTATCATATTCTAAAGTTTAATGTCCAAATATTTCTGAAACGTCTTTGGGTTTCATAATTCTACCGAGAAGTTCTCCCAGCACATAGTAGCGTGCAGCGTCAATACCGTGGTTATCGTGGTCTTCCGGCTCGTTGATGTAGTTTCCGTCCTTATCCTTTGCCCAAACATAATTTCTGAACTCCCGTTGAAGATTGTAAGAACGCCTTGTAATGAAAATTTCCATACCCTGCATCTTGTCAATACCGGCATTGACAGATCCTTGTCCCTTCTCTACCGGATAAATCCGGATGCCACCGTTGTGTATTTCCTGTATCAGCCGTGGGTCAGCACTGTCGGCAATTACCTTCAGATTCCAGGGACGGAGAGTCTTTATAATATCCCCAGATAATAATCCAGTTCTATAATCCAGCTCATCCAAATACAGTGCATTGTCTATGATTCCACATCTGATAGCTGCTGTAGGATCATTGGTATAACCAAAATCCAGCCCGATTCCGACCTTCTTGCACCACATTGGGAACTCATCCACGATACCCCATTTCTTGAACACGGCACCTTCGGCCACGTCCGCCCAACGTCCGATAACCACATGAGCGTACTTCTCCGGATTCTTCTCTTTCATTTCCTTGACTTCTCTCAGGAACTCAGGAGAAAGGTTCTCTATATTGTCGAAGTAAGTCGTATGGATATGAAGTACATTCGGATGGGTGGAAATCTGTACCTGGACGCCGTCAATCTCCACCAGCCGATGAGTATTCTCGATGTATTTCTTGTAGATGAAATGGTTTGAATCGCATGGATTCATGATGATGATAATCCGGTTCTGAATTCCCTTCTTACGGATGGAGAGCATAATCTTGTCAAACTCGTCCTCACCGGTCCATTCCTCTGCTTCATCACATACAAAGGTGGTGATACCCTGAATGGATTTCAGCTTGGCTGTCTGATTCCCGGAAGAAGTCTTGATACCACGGAACATGATACGACTGCCGGTCATCCGGTTTACGATGTCCGTCTTGGTGGTCTTGAAATACTTTGTGGTTCCATCCAAATCTATCTTTTCCATCATCTCTGGAATGATAGACATCCCGGCAGATACCATCGTGTAACGGGTATAAAGAATCTGGTGGACTATCTTCTCTGTGGGAGTCATCTCGAACGTCAGCCGCTCAATGAAGGTGGAAGCGTTGAAAGACTTTCCCGATCCACGGCCACCGGTGATAAGGATGATAAACTTCTCGCTATCGGTATATAGCGGATGATATATCGTTTGGGGTACAATCATTTCAGTTTGTCTTTAATCCATGAGTCAATAGAAATTCCGTGGTTAATATCCTTTGGAATATCTGCGTCTTCGTCTTCTCGGTCTCCAAAACCTTCTTTTCTTCCTAATGTGGAAAGTAAATAGCGAATCATATACCCATCTGGACGTTCACGCCATCCGATAAAGTTCCCATTTTCATCTTTCTCAGGGATACCAAGCGCAAGTACACGTGCAGATACAAGGCATTCATCTACCAGAGAACCTCTTTCGTCGGTGATAGCATCTTTGAACTGGCAGTCTGTTCTGGCCCAATCATACACGGTTTTTCGGGTTACATTGAATACAGCAGCAACTTTAGAGAGATTTCCACCTGTTTTATGAAGGACCTCTCTGAATTTCGATATGTCTGGCTTCTTTCCCATGCGCGCGTATCTGTTTATTTTGATTACTCAATTCCAAATTCGACCCTATCCATAAACTCCTTTCCGTCAATATAACGTTCATCAAATCCATAACCGAACATTTCCATGAAGTTCGCTCTTTCTGTAGGACTTTTGAAAGACAAAACGACATAACTTAACATACCATTGTCTTTCTCAAAACTATTTTGACGTCCTATTCTGTCTTTTATTTTTTGTACTTCATTGTGGCGTGCAATTTGATTTTCTTTTGAATCGCTATAAAAGTCCCCGGAACGATCAATGTTTTTATTTTCTTCTCCTTCTTTGGTTATTTCATCTATACTGTATAGTGAATCGTTTAGAATATTGTCTTTACTCCAAATTTCATCATTTACAGCAAAATCAATATCACCGACACCTAACATATTTAGGTCAAAATCATTTAGCCCAGCATAATTATAATCAATGCCATCAAGTAGTTCTTTCAACATATCGGAATCAAACTCTCCTTGAACATTTCTGTTATTCATAAAGATATTTTGTTCTTTCTCGGTTTTTTCATCCATGTGAACTACTTCAACACGAATTAGATAGTCATTTTCTTTCGTGTCAGAGTTATACTTATTCACCTCATCCATAATCGAGATACGCTGATGCCCTGATACAAGATTACCTGTAACTTCATTCCAAACTACACCGCCCAATAATCCTATACGTTTTAAGTTCGCTTTCAAGTTCTTTCGAGCTTCTGGGGCAATTTTACGAGGATTATAATTGGCAAATTTTATGATACTTCGTTGTATCTCCCTACTTTCCGGTTGCGTTATTTTATTTCTTGTCATCATCCTTTACTACCTTGCGCGTTTTTTAATCCTACATAAAATCTTTTTGGTACTCCTTGTTTTACTTGTGCAGGAGAAATCGTGTCTGAACCAAAGTATCTGAACATATTTGTTCTATATCTGCTTGTAACAGAATTGACTCTATCACGTACAGAATGCTGTCTGTTTGTGCCTAGCCCATATTGACGAGCTGCACGATACAGAATACGCATTCTTTGACTTTCTAATTCCGATAACGATTTTTTTTCTGACTCAATACCTCTACTTTCTGTGTTTATATTCATAATCGAAAATTAGCTTTTCAGAGTATGGGAACTCTTCCAAAATACGTTTAAAATCATGTGGATATTTGTTTCGCATCATGAGCATTGTTTTTAAATCAATGGTAAAACCTTGACTTATAGCACCTGGATCATACACAAAAGGTTGTATTAATCCTCTTAGTCTAATATATTGAAGCACTTCCTTGTTCGTCCATAATGCAAGAGGATAGACCATACCTTTGTCTGTTATATAACTGGACTTCGCGAATTTCTTTAACCGCATCCGCTTCATGTATCCATCTACACCTTTCATCCCGCTGAATGCGTATGATATGCCTGTTTCTTCTCTCACAGCTTGTTCTATTTCTCCAATTTTTCTTGGCTTGATTGAAATGTTTGGTTCACGAAAGAATCCACAGGCATCATAATAATCACGTTGAAAATGCTTTATTTGGCGAATTTCTACGTTATTGTATTTTGTTTCTGCCCATTTGATATAAGGTTGGACATGGTCTAAGTTGGGAATAAGGTACATATAATAGCATATAACCTTATTAAACATACCAGCAAGCATGTCCAATAAGGCTATACTATCTTTACCTCCGGCTGAATAATATAATACAGCAGTATCAGTTTTTTCACGGATACTCTGTATTATCTGCATAGACAGTAAATATTTGTTCATCATTTACCCCCTCCACCACTAAAGGCAACATTTAAGTCATATCGCCTTTGTTCTCTACTACCTAACTGTGAAGCACTTGCCGTATTTCTACGGTTTGCTACCAGTCTTCCACCTAAACCGGCACCATTCATATTTCGTCTTGGCCCGGCAACTCTGTTAATTGCTCTTGTGACTCAGCTTTTGACTATTTAGATTAAATGTTCTCTGTACTTATTACTTTGCCAAGATGATACCATACTTGACTTATCAAGTATTCTACGCCGTTTTCTATTTTTGTAAGATCATTGCCTTCTTCATCAGCGAAAATAACATACTCGGCAGATTTCACCTCCACAGTGAGACGTGGTGCATCTTTTCGTCTGCCATTGATTAAGTATAAGGCATCATATTTGATTGGTATTACTTCAATCTCTTTATCATCGTCGGGTATATCCTCTTGTCGTTTGTATTCTTTGCCATCATGTCTAAAATAAACATATCGTGATACATTAGAGGGATATACATACCTGTGTTCTACATCTTGTTTGCCATTTAGAATGTCTTGAAAACATTCTTTGTTAATCTGTAATGTCAATACTTTCATAATCGTGTAAAGTTTAAATGTTAGTTGCGGGTGATGGATTCGAACCACCGGCCTTCACCAAGTCAAAGTGACGAGCTGACCACTGCTCTAACCCGCGATGGTATCTATACAAAGATACCCCATTATGAAGACAATTTTGAATAACGATTCAACGCATACGAAACATTAAGCCAAATGTTTGCTTTTTAGCCATGCGTCACGTTTCTCCCTGCACTTTTCCAGTGTTGGGGCACAACAAGTAAACAACTCTCCTGAATCTGTTTTGTAATCATACTGATACATTTTTACTTTTTTACCTCTTAATCTGGTAGTATAGGTACAATAGTTTTCACTACCAGGCTGGCATACGCTGCAACCATTTACGTTTATCGATTTCATAGCCATCTTAAATTATCCGTTTACAACTTCTGGTATCTTATAATAGTCACTTTTTGATGCTTTACCTTCGGTTATCCAACCTATACCCACCCAGCATTTTATTTCACCGTCATGAATCACTTTGTAATCTGCATCTACGACTTCCTTTGGTGGGTTTACACTCATCTTTATGCTTTTTACATCTGATGCTTTAACTGTCAGCTTTTCTCTTCTCATAATCATCTTAAATAGTGGTAGCCCGAAGGCTACCGGGTTTATAACCAAAGTTTCTTTGCCAGATCGAAATTCTTTTGAGCTTCGTTTACCGCTTTCTTTGCATACGTCAAAGAGTATGAGTGCTCACGTGGATATTTGCCGGATTTCAGCCCCTCATGGTACTCTTTAGCTGCTGCTAACTTATGTTCATAGTAGTCCACGCTTTCAGGCATTGAAAGGTTTATAGTATCAGCCTTGTTTGCCCAATACTGGGCTATTCTTTCATGTTCTTTTGCCTTATCCATCATTTCTACCGCTTTGCCTGTATTAGTCCAGGCATCTTCAATGGCTTTTCTGTGTCGTCTTTCGCTATGATGGCCAATTTTAATAGGTTCACCCAATGAGAGAAAATCGCTGTCTTTATTTGACGCTTTGAAGTATTCTTCACTCTTTCGTTCTGCAGTGGCAGCCCAATCCAGCCGGCGTTCTGCCTTTCGCTTCGCCCATTCTTGAACGTTAAATCCATCAGCGCGAACTATCGAATAATAGTAGAAGCCATCACGTTCTAATATCAGATTAAACACTATGCTTTCATTCTCTTTGCCGTATTTGGTGGTTACAAGAATTGTTTCACCTTTTTCATGCTTCGCATCGCATTTAGCAAGAAATACGTTTGGACAAAATTTGTAATATGTATTCATAATCGTGTAGGGGATTATGCAGGGCTTTCGCCCTGCTGGGTTAAACTTATGCTATATTCAATCTTTTAGCTCTCATTTCATTAAGTTCTTTAGCCGTTTTATTGGCTGCTTCTTCGGTGGTTTCTAAAGAAGCCATACTCATGTCATAGCCGTCTATTACTAAATAGTAGCCTCTTGACTTCTTCACATAAAACTCATTTGCCTTATGGCTTTTTATGTAGCTTGTTGTTCTCATAATTTTCTTATGCTGTGGCAAACCCCGAAAGGCTGCCTGTTAAACTTATTTGTGTGACTCTCTGAGATCAAGTTCTACAATCTTGTGATATTTGTGTACCTCATACAGACCAGTTTCACACCCCATAGCTGATGCAAGTCTTACAGTCTCTTCTAAAGCTATCATTACGTCTGAGCTTGCGTCAATAGATTCATCCTTTGCCTTGTTGTATTCTCTATTATTTACCGCTGAATCCTGAACCTTTTCAGCTTCTTGTATTCTTTTTAGAGCTTCATTGATAACTTTGATTTGTTCTTTAATTTCTTTGATGTAATCACTGCTAACAGTCTTCATAATCGTATGTAGTTAAATTGTTATTACTTCTTGTTTGATGATGCAAATGTAAGGTATATATATCACATTTCAAAATAATAAGTGATATTTATTGTTGCTATTAACACTATTTAGTGATATATATATGTCACACTCATACAATATCCATATCTTTGCAAAAAGAAAAAGAATTGATTATGAATAGAATCAAAGAAGTAATTAAAGAACGAGGGTTTACTATAACAAGCCTTGCCGAAAAATTAGGTATCGCACGTGAAAGCCTTTCACGGATGATAGTTTCACCGTCATACCCAACATTAGAAAAGATTGCATCAGCATTAGATGTTCCCATGTGGCAGCTCTTTGCATCCCCGGATGAGGCAGCGAAAGAACTGTCAGGAGATAAGTGTCCCTATTGTGGGAATCCTCTAAGAATCAAAATTGAGAAAGGGGAATAGCCATGACGACAAACGAAATAGACAAATTGAGCCTTGAAAAAGCCCACGCTCTATTTGAAACAGGCGATATAGACAATATTGAAGTAGGAACAGTGAAAGGATTGTGCGAGATACATCGCTACTTGTTCGATGGCTTATATGACTTTGCAGGAAAGGTACGCACATTGAACATAGCCAAAGGAAACTTCCGCTTTGCCAACTGTCTGTACCTTGATGCGATTCTTCCGGTCATAGAAAAAATGCCAGAAGCGACATTTGACGAAATCATTGCCAAATATGTGGAAATGAATATCGCCCATCCTTTTATGGAAGGTAACGGGAGGGCTACCCGTATTTGGCTGGATATGATACTGAAGAAACGTCTGAAAAAAGTAATAGACTGGCGTAACGTAGATAAGAATCTGTATCTACAAGCTATGGAACGCAGCCCTATAAATGATTTGGAACTCCGGGTACTATTACAACAGGCATTAACAGACCGAGTAAATGACCGTGAAGTAATATTCAAAGGAATCACTCAGTCATACTATTATGAAGGGTATGAAGCATAAACAAAAGCCGGAAGCATAACGCTCCGGCTTTCATATCATAACTAAGAAAGACCTTTGTAAAATTACTAAAACTATTACTGTATGGATACTTTTTTCAAGCCTTGGATCGGAAGTGAGTACCAACAAAAGAACTATAAGATTCTTGTTATTGGTGACAGCCATTATTGTGGTGGATGTGATAGATGTGGTGTCTATGGAAATTGCTCTTTTGAGGAAATGGAAGATTGCAGCAATTTTACACAAAGGATAGTGAAATCATATATTGATTTTAGAAAAGACATCGGCGAGAAGCAAGGGTGGATGACTAAGACATTTTACCCCTTTGACAAAATTTTCTATGGGAAAGAAAATGTAACAATGGAAGAAAGCCTAAAATTATGGAATAGCATATCTTTCTATAATTTTCTTCAAACTGCATACATAGAGGAGGCATCAAATGTGTTATATTCTAATGATGATTATGCTCTTTCCACTCCTCTTTTCTATAATGTAATTAAAGAACTGAAGCCCAATTTACTGATTGTATGGGGGAATAGAGCTTATAATCATTTGCCTAACACAAATTGGGAGGATGGTACAGATTATTATAATGGCAAGTATCTTATAGACAATGAGAATGAGATAAAATGCATAAGAATTTACCATCCTAGCAGAGCTAATGTATCGTATTGGCATTCTGTACTAACTGATTTTATAGGGATGGAGCCTAATAAGCTATTATAGCATATCCATTTTGAGTGTTACAGTTTGATGATTACCATTCTGTATATTATTGACTAAAAGCCGGAACGCCATGTACCCGGCTTTTCTACTTTTGTAATATTTTATCCAGCATTAGCAAAAACCTTTGGATAGTTCCTTTTCTGGTATTGAATTCTCAGATATCCGATAAGGCTTTCATAGTCGGTCAAGAAACCTTCATTGACCAAATCAGCAACCTTTTTTTCAAGCTGCCACAATTCACGTTGTTTTTGTTCCTCACCATGCTTATTACGTAGCATCTTTTCATGACTGTTGAAGATAACCCAGTTCAAGGCTTCACCGACCTTCTGCATGGCTTTAGGCATAAAGTCTTTGGGAACGATTTTCATGATGGCAGAAGAGAGTTCCCTATAAGCGTCCCCAGCATCATTCCGGTAACGAATCATTTGGTCAGAAACGAATTTGATTACATCATATTTGAATGACGCATTTAGCCACATAGCCAAATCAATGAACAATACAGGATGAACCCAGGTTCCACCGCATTTACCGCGTGAACTTAAATAGGGAGAATTTTGCCCATTTAGATTTTCTTTTTCAACGATGGTAGCGATTAATTCCTTGGTTGATTCATTTTCAAAGTATTTCTTCAATTCTTTGTTTGAGGAGTTTCGTTCGTTCCATAACTTTACAAGCCTGGTAGCATTGAAATAGCCGTCAACAGTGCGTTGAATAACTTCTAAATTCCCCATTTGCCTTACCATTTCTTGATTTGTTTTCATGTCTCAGTGAATCTTAGATTAAAAAATTACCCCACCAAAGGCAAGCTCCTCACTTCTTACCGATGGCAGGGTTTATACTTTTCAGCCGTGAGGATAGCTGTTATTATCTCTTTGAGACAAAGTTACCAACATGGTGATTTTTAGCCTAAGATTGCTTAAACCAAGAACAAACAATTGGCAATATGTTTCATAAAAATACCCCGAGCCTTTCGGAACGGGGTTACTTGATTAGTCCTTTGATTTTCAGCCTTTCTAAAATCTGGTTGTAAAGGTACTCTATATCCTGCCGGAAATCCTTATACTGCTGGTAGATAAAGGAAACATCAGCGATATTGTTTGATATTACACACGGGGAAACATCCGGGAACACACCGGAAATCTCTGCCCGGATACCATTCGGCAACCGTCCGCCAGCAAGTACACTGGGAGCGAAGAGAAATAGCACAATGAAAAGAAACTTTTTCCGCTGGGTGACGCTATCTGGATTGGGGGGACAATCTGTTCTGGAAAGTATCTCTCTGAACCAGTCGTAAATCTCCGGGATGAGAGTAAAATCAGTCAGGATGGGGGAGGATAACTCCTGCTCGCGTTCTGATAATCTTGATTTCTGTTCACGTATTGATTTCAACTCCACGATTGATGAAAATTCTTTTGTCATAGCTCGATAGTTTTAGAATGAATTAGTATATTTGCATCATAATCGTGTGTGGGAGTTGGCTTCTAATCGTGTGGGCTGGCTCCCTTTTTTGTTTTATGCCAAGTGGTATGCGTTCAAGATGGCGAAAGTGTAGATGATGACCGTTACCAGACTGTCCAAGAATATAGCCCATTCTCCCAGCTTTTGAATCTGACTGAAACTCATGACCAGGACAACAAGGAAACATATCCATTGGCTTGAAAACAATCCTATCCCCAGCAATAAAAGTCCGATAGTATCCATGAATAATGCAACATGAAGCCATGGATGCGCCATCAGATACCATCTTTTTGCTGTCTTATCTAGGTCCTGAAAGACTTTTGCATGTTGATATAGGGATTTACATCTGAACAGCTTCACAAGCTCGTACAGGGCTTGTATGATGATTAAGGCGTAGAATGCGTGTTTCATGGTCAGTAGCTTTTATCTCCGTGCTTATACGGACGAAGTTCATTGTATTTCATTTTCTGCTTGATGTGCCAGAAGATGTCGATATTTCTGTCCCGGCAGAAAGCGAATATCTCATTCAGGAGGATAAATGGTTCATCCCTGTAGAAGTTGTCGGTGACATAGACACAGATTCTAAACATGGACTCCGTGAAGGTCATATCAGAGTAATCTTCCGTATCGCTTCCTTCGTAGTCGAAGCTATCTAAATCATATCCTCTCAATCCGGCCAAATCCAACAGACGAATACAGGCGTCGGAAAGTTCATCCTCAACGCTGTCTTTGATTCCGTGTTTGAAAGCGTACATAAATTCCTCATCATCACGTTTCCTCTGTTTCATGTAATATTCAAAATTGACCCGGTTGGCATGTTTCCCTTTCCGGTCTGCTTCCACAGCTTCCATAAGTTCGGATATGACCAGACAAAGGAAATGCTCGTCACTCAGATTCTCTTCGTGCCAACCGTGGGCTACTGCGCACTGGTAGACCTTATCTCTTAATTGGTTTAGATTCAAATTCATTCAAATTAAAGTTATATATAAACAAAAAGCCCGATGTTTCCATCGGGCACAAAAAAAGCGGTAAATCGTTGAAACACCGCTTTTACTTTTTCGTTTTATTCAACTATATAGTCTTTTGTGATAATATCATTAAAGAATATAGGTGGCAAGATATAACCAGACAATTTTGTATCTAATGTCTTTAGATGTATTATTCCTCTAAGTGAACCGTAATTCAAAGAAGCAAATTGTACCAAAACATTGGTCGGGAAGATTATATGTCCCTCGCTGTCAGTGATTCCTATTATAGAATCCGGATGTATCAAGAAATAGCTGTCAAGGACAGCCCTCATTAATGGAGATTCTCCATTGGAGAATGTCACTGTAATTTTGCTGCAAAGCACATGCTGGGATTTATCATACTTGAACTGTGCTTCTGTTTGGACTTGGATTTCATCATGTTCATTCTTCATGTTTTCTTCAAACATAGCAAACTGCTCCAATTCCATTTTAGCGTATTTATACATCACATCTTTCATAATCCTAATGTTTTATGCTGCATCTTTAATAGATGAATATTCTGTAACCGTAGCAACAGATTCATATTTTTCTTTTCCTTCACCAAAGCTAAAGCTGTTTATATCATAAGATAGAATGGAAACCTTACATTCATACGGACGATGGATAGAAATCAAGTCCTCGCCTATTACAGTTTGCACACGGCAAATTGTTTCAAGTGTAAGGTTCTCATTGCCTTTCAGTAATTTCCCAACGTAAGCAGGAGATACATCAAGCATGTCTGCAAATGCTTTTTGTGTAATTCCCGACTTGCGAAGATGGTACCGGATTGAAAGTGCTATCATGCGAGACATCCGTAACCAATCCCTGTTTCTTTCCAGTTCCTCGGATTTTCTTATGACTTCACGTGAACGGTCGTTTGCCAACTCATTCAGTTTTTCAAAATTAAATCCCATAGTTTTATTCTTTTAATTAATAAATTCATCTTCTTCATAGATTCCGTTATTCTTCAACCATGCCCTAACCTTGTTTATATTGGGGAAAATATGGTCTTTCAGATACGGAGAATCTTGTATCTTTTTACACAGTTTAATGCCTCCTCCTACTATAATATATCTATTATTTCCCATCTTTATAGCATATAGCCGGATGAAAGAGGGACATTCTGTACCGTAGGATTTCATTGGCACATATTCATATTCAAACTTGTATTTCCCATCCAAATATTTGAAATAAGAATCAAAGTCAGGTTTACTTTCTTCCTTGGCGTTGAAATATAACTTGCGGAAAAGGATTTCCAGATTATCCGCCTCTTCAAGTACCTGAAAAGCGGCAGCTTCTGGCTCGGATACTGCAGACCAGACTTGTGATTTGAGATAATTCTCATATTTTTTAAAGAAATCCATAACTTCCTCCAAGTTTCTCCAATCCTCAAACAAACGTTCAAATTCATTTACATCTTCGCCATCATATTTGACACTATAAATATATGGAGGGTATATTTTTTCTATTTCCACGATATTTCCATGCTTGAATTAGATGATACTTTTTGCAAAAATAATATCGGAAACCATATTATCCAAATATACCAAGCGATAAATGAACTTATGGGTTAATATTTAACACAAGTACGGTATCCCAACAAGCCAAAGAACAATATGTGCAACTGTATTATTTCTGTAATGCCAGCCTTATCTGTTTGAGTTCACGCAGGGACAACGGCTTTCCGTTTCAGATGGCAATATCTAGAGTTTTGATGATTTCATCAGTATTACCAAGGACAAAAACCGCTACCTCCGCTTCTGTTGCACTTAATGGGAATGTCATATCTCATTTCATACGCTTTCCATGGCAAAACATTAAATAGCCTTTGGTTATTATCCTTTTCCGTTACAATTGTTGCAAATCATATTCCCAAAAACTAAGTTTCCCTTTCACATCACGGATAGGTTTGTCAAACAGAACTGCATCCTTCAGTACCCAGTTCCAGCAACCTTTCTCTGCCCAGACTGAAGGATGGTTCTGTACGCAGTCAGATATTACTACGCTGCCGATTATTGCGCTATGCGGAAGTTCCTCATTACCTCCA